ATGATTATAGTTGACTACAGTGGTATTGCTTTAGCAAGTATTATAATTAATAAAACATTTGATGAACAAATGATTCGTCATATGATATTGAATTCACTAAGAATGTATTACAAAAGATACAAAGAAGAATACGGTGAAATGGTGATTGCTGTTGATGCTTCTAATAACTGGCGTAGGAAAGCTTTTCCTCAATACAAAGCTAATCGTAAAAAAGATAGAGGCAATTCTTCATTTAATTGGGATGAAGCTTTTAGAATACTCAACTTAATACGAGAAGAAATTGCCGAGAACTTTCCATACAAAGTTATCAAAATAGATGGCTGTGAAGCAGATGATATTATAGGTACATTAGTTACAAGACATCCGGATCAAAACAATGATTTTAATCCAGAAAAAATTATGATAGTATCTTCTGATAGAGATTTCGTACAGTTACAAAAATACAAATATGTAAGACAATTTTCTCCACTTCTTAAAAAAGAAATCATTGAAAGTAATCCGAGATACTACTTACAAACTCACATCATACGTGGTGACAAGGGAGATGGTGTACCTAACATATTATCTAATGATGACACATTTGTAGAAGGTTTTAGACAAATACCTATGTCTAAAAAGAAAGTAGATGAAATCATTCAAGACTTAGAAGAAGGTGAATTGTTATATGCTGCTTCATGGTATCGTAATTATTGTAGAAATAAAAAATTAATTGATCTTAGTGAAACACCTTCTGAACTCAGAAATGAAATTATAAATAGTTTTATGGAGCAAACCACTTATAACAAGAAAAATAAAGTTTATCCTTATCTTGTTGCTAAGAGGTGTAACCAATTGATTGAAAGTGTACAGGAGTTTATTTAATGATTAAATATGTTTTTGAAATATTAGAAGAAGTTGGCAAACAACGAAATCGAGAAGATAAAGTTAGAATCTTAAAACAAAATGAATCTTGGGCTTTGAAAGATGTTATCAAAGGCTCAATGGATGATAAAATTCAATGGAACCTACCTAAAGGTAATCCACCATATACGCCTTCGCCTGCTCATAATCACCCTGCAAATTTATTTAGAGAAAACACAAAGTTTAAATATTTTGTCAAAGGTGGTCAAGGTGATAAATTACCAAAATATAAAAGAGAACAAATTTTTATTGGAATTTTAGAAGGTGTACATCCAGAAGATGCTAAAGTTGTATTGTCTATGATCAACAAACAAAAACCTAAAGGTATAACATTACCTGTAGTAGAGGAGGCATTTCCGAATTTACTATAATATCAACGAAAGGTAACACATGTTGCAACAACTTGAACGTTTACAAAAAGACTCTAGTGAATTAGAAATTTATGCATTGAAACTTAAAAAACGAGGTAAGTTAAAAAAAATGAATAGAATTTTAGAAAAAAGAAATTTCTTAGAAAAACAAATCAAGTTGATTAATCCGGAGGTAAGACTTTCTACTTAAAGAAAAGTTTAATCCTTTACAAACAGTGAAATTTATTATATAATCTATATTATTTGAAGGTGACAATATGAATATTTTTATACTTGACAAGAATCCAATTAAAGCTGCGCAAATGTTGTGTGACAGACATGTTCCAAAAATGATTGTGGAATCAGGTCAGATGCTAAGTACTGCACACAGGCTATTAGATGGTATACCAGAAAAACGTAGATCTAAATCTGGTAAAACTATGCAAACATACTACTCGTTTGGTGATGAACGTGATGACATGTACTATGCTGCAGTTCACAAGTATCATCCATGTACAACATGGACATTGTCTTCAAAACAAAATTATGAATGGCATTATGAACACTTCATTGCTATGTGTGATGAATTTCAATTCAGACGTGGCAAAGTTCATAAGACTTATGAAGTTCTTGGTAAAGCACTCGCTAAAACTCCGATAAATATACCAGACGTTGGATTAACCGAGTTTGCACAAGCTATGTCACATTATCCAGATTGTATAGTTAAAGGCGATGCCGTTACATCATATCGTAATTACTATCACATGGCAAAATCATTTGCTAAATGGGAATGGGGTAGGCCTGCGCCGGATTGGTGGAAAGGATATCAGGGTGCCTAAATACACATTAAGAAAATGGATTGAATCTAAAAGAGAATATGTTGAATGGGATATTGAATGCCGTTCAGATGAGCTCGATGAAATATGTGAAGAATACAATGCTGAAAGAGTTTTCAAATTTCCAGGCGTTGTCAGTGGTCAAGGCGGTTTATTGTCAAAAACTGATGACGGTTGGAAAGACAATCTTAAGAGAATAAAAGATAAATCTGGTAGAGGCAATACGATTAAAATATGAGTAGAAGTGTAGTAAGATTTGAAGATTTAATTAACATTGAACCTATAACAAAAAACCAAGAGAAAGCTTTTGATTCTTGGGATCATAATGAAAATTTAGTTCTTGCCGGTTCTGCTGGTACTGGTAAAACATTTATCGCAATGTATTTAGCACTACAATCTACTTTAGAACCAGCAACATCTTATCATAAAACGGTAATAATAAGATCAACTGTACCTACAAGAGACTTAGGTTATTTACCGGGAAGTTTGCAAGAAAAGACTGAGCCATTTGAAGAACCATACAAACAAATATGTTTAGAACTTTTTGATTACGATCATTCCGTATATAAGAAACTTATAAATAATCATCAGGTGGAGTTTTTAACTACATCGTTTATTCGTGGTACACAGATTAATAATGCAATAGTCATAATAGATGAAATGCAAAATCTTAATTTTCACGAGCTTGACTCAGTAATCACACGTATTGGACAAGATTGTAGAGTCATTTTTTCGGGTGATTACTATCAATCTGACTTTAAAGATGGTTATGAACGTGATGGTATTCAAAGGTTCCTAAGAATTGTAGAACGATTAAAAAATTTTAGTGTTATAACATTCGGTTGGGACGATATTGTGAGATCTGATTTTCTCAGAGATTACATTATGACAAAAGAAATGTTAGGAATAAAATGAAATTTTTTATAGTAATATCATTCATAGTAATGAATACCGCATCGATGGATAGACCGGTGTATATATTTAAACATCCAAATTTTGATAATAAAGAAATTTGTGAAATGTATGTAAGAAAATATGAACAACGATTAGTCATGCAAGCTGGTGCAGCATATGATTTTGAATTAGATCCAGAAGCAATTTTTTGTGTACACAGAGAAAAAGTGGAAGACATATTTAAATATAATAATGGTAAGAAAAATATATAAATTATGACAAAGAGATTTAATCATGAAACGATTGATATCGGATATGACGATTTGGATACAAACACAACCTCAACAGGTAGAACATACAGTACTCCTGATGGTAAGTCTTATCCTAGTGTCACAACGATTTTAAGTATATTAAATGAACATATAATTAAAGCTTGGCGTGAAAGAGTTGGTGAAGAAGAAGCTAATCGCATTAGTAGTAGAGCATCAAGCCGCGGTACTCGAGTGCACAGTATAGTTGAAAAGTATTTAAAAAATGAAGATACCACAGAATTTTTGCCAAACATCAGACAAAGCCTCGAGAATCTCAAACCTGTCCTTGATTCGAATATTGGAAAGATATTCGGCCTCGAGGTTCCTTTATTTAGTCATCACTTAGGTGTTGCTGGTAGATGTGATTGCATTGCAGAATACAATGGAGTTCCATCTATTATAGATTTTAAAACATCTCGCTACATCAAAAAGAAAGAGAAAATTACTAATTACTTTGCGCAAGGTGCTGCGTACTCTATCATGTGGGAAGAACGCACTGGTATGGTAGCACCTAACATCGTAATCATCATGGATGTAGACCATGAAAAACCTTCTGTGTTTGTAGAGCATAGAGATAACTGGACTAAATTATTAAAGGATACAATTGATGAATATAGAAAACGAAAGCTTTTTGGACACTAACATGACTATAGGATTAACAAGAATAATTCAATTAAGATTTGAGTTTGAAGAGATCACTAAGAGTTATAATATGTCAGTATCCGGTTCTGATATAAATACTATAGAATGGTTTATTGAAAATGGCCACAGGTCAAATTCACTTCGTG